TGGCGGCCACAATTACTCGCACCAGCTCGAGCACAGCCATCCAGCTGCGACGATTACTCTCGTCCTGCATCACTTCCTCCGCTTCAGAGCCCTTCGGCCCTTCAGCAAACCGGCACCCAGCGCCGGCAAACTCTGGAAGATCGCTTCCGCCTGACGGATCCGCTTGCCCGCGTCCGTCTGATACAAATCTCGCAACGCCTCAGCCGACGGCACCTCCGCGGCAAGCAGTCTATTCCTCAGCTGCTCACCCAGCTGCTGGAATTGCATCAACTTCCGTTGCTCACGCTTCACCAGGGCCGCTTCCTCGAAATCGGCTCCTCGCATTTGCTCGGTAAACGCTGCGTGATACGTCTGCTCCTTCTGATTCCTCAAAATCCCAAGCTCGCTCTTCAAGCGCGCCGCCGTATGAAAGGCTTCCCGCGCGCTCGCTGAATAACCACCAGAACGTGGCGCCTGCGGACCTTGCGCCGCTGAAGAACTCACGCCGCCAACGCCGGCGCCAGCGGCAAGGATCGGGTTCAAACCCGCTGCCTTCAAGTCCGCTACACGCCACTGAATCTGGTTCTGAGCGAACTGCTTCGCATGCCTAAACGCGCGCTTCTGACCGCGCTTGTCCATCTTGGCCGACAAAAACGCCGACGCCATGTCGCCCATGCCGCCACCAAGGGCGGCTCCTCCTGCTGCTAGCGCTAGCGCCGACATCTAAAAATGGTCGATCAGGCCAGGCACCGAGAACGTCGGCATCGGCCTAGCACAGCGATACATGAAGTACGCATCAAACAAAACGTGCGGTTCCGACGGCGTCGTTACCACTCTATCGACCGGCGGATCCTCCTCAATAAACGAAGCATTCAACACCGGCAGCGCCGCAAAGTCTTGCGCCAGGTGCCAGAAGTCCAACGGCGTCGCCGCGTTGCTCCTAAAAATACCCGTGATCTTAGACGGCTTATACCGATACTCCGCGTACCGCTCCTGGTAACCAAACGTCAGCTCATCGTTCGCCGTACCGTCGGCGAAGATCTCCTTGTTCATAATCGCCTGCTCACCCAGGTGAGCCAGCGCCGGCCAATAGAAATCGAACCGCTTCGACCGAAAGAACATCTTCTCCAGCCCTTGCTGGTAGTTCAGATCCGCACGCATGCACACAAGACCAAAGATCATACAATGCTCGACGAAGCTCTTATTAAAACCGGTGCCAACCTGAGCACCGACAACCGTCGAGCTGACGTCGCCAAGCTGACCACCAGCCAGCGGCGACGTGAACGCCGTCGCCTGCGCGATGTTCTGCCGCATCATCACAGAACCGCCACCGAGATACTCGGGGCGCTGCAATCGCTGATCAGGCGACACAACTCCAAAATGCGACCGCAATACTTCCGTGTACCGGGTACCACCCCTTGCGTCGCGCTCAAACAATCTCTGAATCTGGAACGACTCCCGCAGCTCGTTGATCGTCGCTGCCGTCGCCGCACCCAAGTTCGCCTGCAACGCCGTATCCGCCCAGGTCACTTGACCTGCGCTCGTCGGAAGCGTTCCAAGAATCCAATGGCCTGCATCCAGGCCCGAATCCGCCACATCGACCGAATCGGTCGCATCGTCCACGGTAAACGTCGGAACTCCGGGTCCTTCCCAAACAACAGGAGCAAAGGTGCCCAGCGGCATCTCCACCGCGGGCCCCTTCTGCAAAAACGGAAGCGCCGACGTGAAATAATCGTGCCGCTTCCCGCGCTTCAAAAGCACGTAGTCAAGAATCGAATCCGGACCGTCATCCTTGTCAACAACAACGGAGTCCTGCAAATCTTCCGACCTAAACCAACTGTTCCAGATCAGGTTATATCCACGATGAAAAAGAGCGCTATGAGTGATCGGATGAACCTTGGTCGGGATCCCAAAGTAATCAGACAAACTCTGCTCGGTGTGCCCTCCAACTGGCGTGGTGATCGTCGGAATCTCGAAGTCCGTCGAATCCCCAGGGTCATCCTGGGATCCATTAAACCTCTCCCAGTTGTCCCACACCAAACGGTTCGGCACTGCGAACCAGAACACATCCAAGTACAAATTATCCATGAACGCCGTGATCGGCGTCGTCAACCTGGCGAACGTCGACATGCTCATCGACATCGTATCGCCCGGCAAAGCCTCATCCAAAAACACCGGGACCAAAAAGCCAGCATCGAACGTCGTCTTCAAACCACACGAACGATCAAAACTACTGCGCTGAATCTCCGCTGACGGAACCTGCGCAAAAGAATGCTGACCTCGAGTAACACCACTCAACGGCGAACTAACATTAGATTGCATCTTCATCTCCTTCGATTAGCGTCGCCGCCAGAGCAAGCATCTCCGGCTGAGAATGCATGTCAAACTTACCGGTGTTCATATCAAACGAGCCAAGCTCGAACAACGTGAAATCGCCAGAGAACTTATGAAAATCGTGTGCAGGATCCATAGCCGCGGCCTTAAATGACCGTATCGCTACACCTCTAGACTGAGTGAAAAACGGCTGAATAAAAGCAGAAGCCTTTGAATCAAAAACAGAAAACATAACAACCATCAAGGTCTCCTTTAACTTATATAAACCTACAAATCGCGCTTCTTGAGCCTCAAACGAGCCTCCGCACACCTTTCGCGAACGGCTAGCCGCTCAGGACTGTAATCCTTGCTATTCCGCACACGCTCTCTCCGAAGGCTCTTCACACTCTCCATCTCACGAGGCTTCAACGCCTCGTACTTCTCATCGTAAAACTTAGGCGGCCTGTGCCGCCTTCCCTCGTGCACCACTTCGTCACTCGGAAAAACATCGGAGTGCCACCTATCAAACCATTCGGAACCAATCCCAGGACGCCGACTCATCGTCACGTACTCGGGTTTCACATACCACTCCTCGCCCGTTTCCTGGTCCAAGCGTCTATACCGCTCGGTGTACACGGCGACCTGGTCCTCGAGCACAGCTGGATTATCGCTCTTCGGCGGGCCGACTTTCTTCATCACGTACCGCGCGACATAAGCCGCGCTCTCGTACGTCAAATGCCCGACCGTACAGAATCCCTTTCCCCAGATTGATTCCAACTGGGGACTGACAAACAATTCTGACTTTCCGTCGCGCTTATACATCCGCCGGTCACCGGCGAAATCCAGCCCAAATACGCAAGCGTGATAATGAGGCCGAAAGCCAGAGCCATACTCACCACAATGCAAAAACCGAAACGGACCCAGTTCCTTACGCAGTCGCTTCGCGAAGAGCTGCCAATGTCGGACATCTAACGAACCATCCCACGGAACATGTTCCGGCGAATAGGTGAGAGTGATAAACGAATTCCGCGGATGAAGACTTGCCTCGTTCACACATCGCAACGCCCACTCGCGCGCCCTCGTCGCGCGACATCCGCGGCACTGGCCACACTTCAACTTCAAAGGGCGGTCGGACCATCCATCCCTGCTGTTGAATGAGATCCGACCGCCCTCGGCTCGATACGCATTTAGCGGTGTAAAGCACGCCACTTTGGGGGTATGTCTACAGGCGCCAACCGCCACGCATCGGCCTAGCCCTCAGATTCTTTCCTCGAATCTTCGTGCCTTTGCGGAAACTCCGTTTGTTCGACCTTCGGGACATCTTCCGTCTTCGCATCCGAAACCTCCTTTGCTCTCACCCAGTCCTGGTACAACTCCGTCACCAGGTCGTCGACTTGCTCACGGGTAATAACCCCGCTTCGCCACAACGAAAATGCTCTCTTTCTATCCATCGGTGTCACTCCGCACAGTTGTTATCAAGTAAGACAACTGTGGGGACCCCTTCGGGGGGTCCGGAAAAGACTAAGAGGGGGGGTCGATCCCCGCACTCAAGTCTCCACTCGCTCCGCTCCTTCAACTTGAGAGGGGATCGCCCCCCCCGGAGAAACCGGAGGATCCGCCTCCGGCTCCGGAGCTCGCGACGGCGGCCTGGTCGGGTCCGATACCTGCTTCGGATTCGGATCCGGCAGCAATCCGAGGCCAATCGCCTCATCCATTCTCGCTGGATCCGTCACCATCTCCAGCAATTCTCCCGGATCGTTCTTCGCAGCCGTTCGAACGTCCGAAGGTAGCGCCATAAAGGCCGCCTCGGCTTCGCGTACCTGCGTTAGAGCGGTGTGAAAGTCAGTTCCGGAGGCAAAGTCCCCGTACTGACCCGCTCGGTACTCTGGGACCAATCCAGTCGACAAGTACTTCCGCATAATCGCGTTCACATCCGCTTCGTCCCGTTGGGACTGCTTCGTCCTGCTATCCCCTTCGGGGACACTCACCACGGCTCGCCTCTTCACCGCTTCGCGCATCTCGTCTTGAAAAGCCATCACAAACCTCCCGT